CTGTTGCTGCTTTAGCCAATAATCGAACGCTTGAGGATATTCAAAAGGCTTATAAACTATTCTTTCTTCTAATAGGCTCATATATCTTTATATATTTGATGGTTAATAAGACAGGAACATCCTCGTAGAGCTTATACTTGGTCTTACGAGGACGCTTTGATAAATAGGATATATATTTTGGTTTTGCACAATTAATTTAAGATTTTTTATCAAAAATTTGTGCCATAGTTTCACGTGACAAAGTAAAAGCAGGTCCATCGTTCTCAGGCAGCAAGTCTGCCGGGTCTGCTTTACCGTCGAATTCTATATGTCCGTTGTTAGTATCCATCTTTACATTATAGGTCATACCGTCTTGTCCGTAACGATTCTTCATTACGTGTACTCGACCGGTACCTAAAACTTTATCTTCCTTCTGTCTGGACAAGGATAGACAAATATCAGCAACCATCATCTTATCGTAACTACCGGCTGCTTTATCTCCTTCGATAACGCTATCTTTAGCACCCATTCGGTTAACTTGAGAGGGTGTTAGAATAGGTATTTTAAGTTCCTTTGCTAGTCCTTTGGTAGCAATGAATACGTCATCTATTTCATCTTTTCTTTCAGAGAAACGATTTTTAGAAGGAGCTCTTAAATAATCAACATAGTCAATAATTACTAAATCAGGTTTATGATCCATATCCACACACTTCTGAATATGAGATTTAATAGTATTTACAGTGATACTTTTAGGAGCATACTCTTTTACTATCAATTTACCTTTAAGATTATTAACATACGTCTGTACTTCATCACGGTGGTTGTTAACTTCATCGATAGAGTGCCCGGTAAAGTAGCAATCAAATCTCTTACCTACATAATCTTCACCGAGTTCTAAAGTATAGTAATTAACTTTATACCCAAGACTAACAGCATGGGCTGCTATAGCTACCATAGTCCAGGACTTACCGCCTCCTGGATTACCAAACACAATACCTAAATCACCAGGACCAAAACCTCCTTGTATACCTTCGTTGAGTATAGGCCAAGGAGATGGAATAGTAGGACGGTAGTCGGTACGGTATCTGGTTTCTATATCTTTGTTATATTCGTGTCCGATATTTTTATCCATACCGGCTTTCATAGCTTTCTCAACCATATTACGAATACCGTCGAAATCTCCTTGCTTTAAAAGATCAGCAGAGCTAAGAATAGCCTGCTTCATTTCTTGGTTCTTACAGAAGGTTGTAAACTCTTCTTGTACATAATCTAAATCATCTTGAGAAGCTTCATATGAATTACGTAACTCTTCTTTTAGAGCAACCTGTAATACTTCGTTTTCTAGTTTCTGGAGTTCTACTTTAAGAACATCCATAGTAACTGTGGTATGATACTTATCGAAGTATTGAGTTATCTGATTGATAATCCATTTATGAGTATCAGCATCGAAGTAATCTTCATGTAAAACATCTCTTACATTAAGAAGAAACTTCTTATCTGTCAATAACGATCCTAGTACTTTTAGTTGGAACCCCTTCCCGTATTGCTGTAGCGATTTTAATGTCATTGAATAACCTTTGTTTAAATATAATTAATTTTCTTTTAATAGCCAACTGCTTGATTGTATTTTATTCCCTAATCCATCTGCTAGCTCTACTCCAAGTTCTTTACATATTTCGGCTTCTGGGATAGTATCATTGTTTTGATCTCCTCCGTTACCGAACATAAACTTACGATGTGGGCCAGGTATTCTTGGAACGATTGCTTTAATAGTCTCTCTTACTGTCCTATCTTTATCAATCGATATAGTTGCAAAGTCTACTACTTTAAGTGAACTAACAATTTTTAATCTTTCTTTTTCATCTTGAAAAAATTTAGACCCTTTTAACTCTCTTTGATAATCTGAATTGATAATAACCCAAAGTTCATCTCCTAATGCTCTAGCATTTTCGAAATACTCTATATGTCCTTTATGCAAAGGATTAAAATAGCCGCTAACTAAAACTATTTTTTTCATGATACTGTTGTCAATCCTTTAAAGTTATCTAACCAGCCTTCAGTATTTTTTGTTACTCCTTCAATCTTATCTTGATCTAATAGGTGTAAGAAAGCTCCTGTCTGTAAATCAGGTATAGAATCTTGTAAAGTTTCTTCTATAAAGTTAATTTCTTTCTCATCTAAAACTGTCTTATGAAGATCCATTAATTCAAAGTTAGTTAAAACTTTATCCCAGTTATGTATAATTTTAGCAAATATCTTTTTAGGTTTATCTTGCTCTAACTGGGTTTCACAATGATCCCATACATCCTGAAGAGATGCTAATGAATCGTATGCAAAGCTTTTCCATTCAGATAGTATAGTCTTAATTCCTAATCCTTTCACTCCAGGTAAGTTATCAGAATGATCTCCAAGTAAAGCTTTTACTATATTATAGTTTTCTGGTAATACTTTTATTTCATCTATGATATTACTGTGGTTAAAAGTTTTCTTTTTAACTGGAGCATATACTTCTATATTCTTATCAATGAGCTGAAAGAAATCTTTATCTGAAGATACTATGGTAACTTTCTTACCTGCTTCTCCTGCTCGTTTAGCCAGATATGCAATTATATCATCTGCTTCTAATTTTTCCATACCTAACTGCTGTATGGGTAAGCATTCAATATAGTCTTGAACTCTATATAGCTGTCCTATAAGAGCTTCAGTTTCTTGCTCTTTAGTATCGTATAGACCCCAATGAGTAATACGAGAGGTAGCACGCTGTGCTTTATAATCAGGGTTTATATTCTTTCTATTAGCAGAACCTCCTTTACCGTCCCATACTACTATTACTCTTGTTGGATCGAATATTCTAGTAACATACCCCAAAGACCTTAAGAACCCAACCAGGCCACCGATATGGTGGCCATCGGGGTTCATCGCTTTTAGTAATGAAAATGATCTAATGAGCATATTCATTGCATCGATGATCAAAATATGATCATTCAGCGATCGGGGTGGGGTCTGCTTTAAATTTTTTAGAATATCGTCGTAAGCCACTAATCAAGAAGATTTGGAGTTATTGTATCTTCTTCTAGGTCTCCTTCTTCGATAAGATCAAAGTCTATAGAACCAACTAATTTTAACCAGTGGTCTTTATGTTCATCTTTATATTTATCGATTGCACGTTTATCATCTGGTATAAATCCATGAGAGGTCATAACTACTCTACCTCGAGACTGTACTCCTCCGATATGGTTCTTTTCTACTTGAACGTTAGTACGTTTAGCAAATTCTACTTGCATACCGTTCTTAATAGCTTTAATCTTAGATGTTCCTGGGTTAGTAATGTTACCAAAAGTAATAACTAATGTAGAATCATACCACATCGACATACCTCCTTTGTTCTGTAGCTTTGGCTGTCCCATAGGACTCTCTGGTTTCATAGTCCAGACTTTATTGATAGCTACTAAAGTATTAGTATAAGGAGAGTTCTCTTTTCTAGATAATAAGATCTTTTGATTCAGATTATTACCGAACTGGGTAGACATAGCACCTGCATTCCATTCGTTATTGTTCTTATTAGAACGTACTGAAAGGTCACAGGGTACTGAGCCAATGCTGTCCCAGAAGAAGCACATATCAAAAGGTAAGTTACCTTTAGCCTGCTCATCCATAAGATCGGCAATATAAACTGCTACATCTTCAATAGTATTCAACTGCCCTCTATCGGCATAAAGGAAATGACCTTCATAGTCCTGTACATTTCCATCAGCATCTTTAACTTCATCAAACTCTAATCCCATCTCTTTAGCATGTTCCCAAGACCATTTCATCTCAGTAATAATGAAGACCGGGAGAATGCCCATTTTTTGAGCATTCACCGCAGCTTCAAGTAGGGCAGTTGTTTTGCCCGTATCACTATGTCCACGCAAAAGAGTGATATGTCCGGTAGGAATACCGGGTAAGGAAGTTATATCTTGAAAGGCTTTGGATAATGGTATCCATCCCTGCTCCTTGAATTTTACAGAAGCATTCGAAAAACCTTTCTTCTTTTTAAAATTAGATAAATTGAACGACTTACGAACTGAAGCGGTCGCTCTTTCTTGAACTTCTTTTTTCTTTGCCATTACTCATTAAATAGATCATCAAACTTACTAACTGTATCTTTATTGCCAGCAGTAGCTGTTTCTAAAGTAAAGTCAGTCTTTTGAGGACTTGAGCTTTCTGGCTTGGTCTCAACTGAAGCTCCTGCTGCTGGAGTATCCTCTTCTACAGAACCTGGGTTGAGATAGTTTTGAAGTTGTTTCTTAATAAACTCATAATCGTATTGAGTATGAACCTCTGTTGGATTAGGTTGAGTTTTCAACCAAGTATCAACTGAATCGTTATTATCTGATAGAGGTGTTTGTCTAGGCTTAATACGAACAGTAGTCTCAGGATAAGGATTACCCTGTACTTGCTCTACTACTAGATCCCATCCGTTAATTACGTCTGTAATGTCTCCGATATCTTCATCGGCAATGAGTGCTAGTAAAGCTTTGTAGATAGTTACTCCGAATCCCCATAGACGGACTCCTTTATCTTCTTCACCTCGTACTACTACGGGTGCAAAGATTCGAGTCTTAGGTGAGATCTTACCGGCCAGTGACCAGTTATCTTTATCGGATGTCTTCTTTAGTTCTTTAACGAACTCCTCGATAGGGTCTTGCTTACCAAAATTAGATAAAGCGACCATCGGGTACTTACCAATCCCATAATGAAACTTAAGTTCTTTAAATGGAAAGGTAGGATCAAATGCAGAAGGTACCAAACGTACTGTCTGCTTACCAAGTTCTGGCTTCCAGAAGATGGTAGAATAATCAGTCTTTTCTCTCTGCTGATTATTGTTATTTAACGCATCAAGTTTTGCGCGGATAGCATTAATGTCCATATAACTTATTTAAAAAATTTATAACTTATTATTAATATAAGAACTATATTTTAGTTCTCCAACTCTAGAATCTTAAAAAGTTTTGTATTAACTCTTTTAAGTTCTGGTCCTTTTGTAAGTAAAATACAGTTTCTATAATCGGGCCAGTTGATACGGTAAGATGTATCGAGCACACCATCATTTAATTCTTTAATTAAAGTATTTAAAGCATTGATAGTGTACAGAGTATTAGATTCTTTTTTTCTATGAACTAAAATAGTATTTTCTAGAAATGTTCCAACATTACCAAAATCTACATTATAGGTACAAATGTACTCATCTTGTGATTTGGAATATAGAACGAAAATTTTGTTATATATGATCTTGTACCTTTCTTGAATCTCCTGAAGTATAGAATCTAAAGTGTCTTCAGTAGCGAAGGTACAGAATAATTTGTTACTCATATCTTCATTAAAATAAATCGGTTCGATGTCGTAATCGAATGCCGTGCTAACAACATTTTGTGTCATATATAAATATCTTTTACGCTCTATAACACAAGATCTTTTGAGTATTTGAACTTGATGGGATATTTACCACCAGTTTCTAATATCTCCTTTAGGTCTTCTAATCTCTAAATATTCTTCAATATCTGGGTGATTTATATCTAAGTTGACAGAAGCTGCTCCTCGTCTTACTGCCCCTTGATTTGTTGCTATAATTGTTGAGTCGTAGATTTTATCATATGGAATTTCTGCATATTCAAGAACCATCGTTACCGCATCATCCCACGGTTGCTTACCACCGGGCGTATATACCGCAATCTTTGGAGCTTTTTCTAATTGAACAATCTCCATATTTACCTCAGGCGATCCGATTTCACGTTTTATACCATTCACCTGACCATCAGCCAGTATTTCATAACTAATTCCTCGAATGATTAATTCTTCTTCGATTGTTTCTAAGTGAGGGGTTAAAAAAGAACCTCCGCGATAATTTAATAGCCATTCAATGACCACACCATTTTCTAATAAATAAAAGGATAGTCCGTATGCTTTAAGATGATTCGATTGTGATTCATCCATCGGAATAATTATTTGAGAACCAAAACTAAAATTTGATACACAAATAAGGGCGAGAAGAGCAATAAACTTTTTCATAGTGTGTAATGATCTACAATAACCTTTCCGAATTCTTTTAAAAAGGAGCGTCGTCGTTGGTGTTAAAATCTAAGTTGTCACTCTCAAGAGAATTCATCTTACTAGGGATGGTATATGTACCTTGATTGTCAAAGTCATCATTTGCTCCCATATTCGAATGCATAGCAGCATTTGGGTCAGGGGAGAAGCCTTCAATATTGTCAAATTTGGCAAACTCTTTGACAAACCTCAAACGTACGCTTTCCAATGAACCATTTCTATGTTTTGCAATAATGATCTCACCAATTCCGGCATTTGAATTTCCTTCTTCATCTTGCATGAAGCCATAGTATTCCGGTCTATAGATAAAGGAAACGATATCGGCATCTTGCTCAATAGCTCCAGACTCCCTCAAATCGGATAGAACCGGTTTTTTATCACCTCCACGTTGTTCAACCGAACGACTAAGCTGAGATAAAGCGATCATTGGGACGTTAAGTTCCTTAGCGATTTCTTTAATTGAACGCGAGATAGACGAAATTTCTTGCTCACGATTTCCACCACCTTTGGATGATCCGGCAGTCATTAGTTGCAAATAATCGATGATTACAATTTGAATATCATATTGCATCTTTAATCGTCGACATTTTGCGCGTAAATCAAAAATACTAATACCCGGTGTATCGTCAATGTATATAGGTGCAGTGGCTAACTTTGTTATTCTGCTATGTAGTTGTTGGAATTCGTCGTCACGTAAATCACCTTTTCTTAACTTTTCCGCAGGTAACCTTGTTTCAGAAGCAATCAAACGTTTTACTAACTGTACTGAAGACATCTCGAGTGAGAAAATCGCCACCCCCTGATTAAAATCTACTGCAGTATTTCGAGCCATTGATAATACAAAAGCCGTTTTACCCATGGCAGGTCGCGCTGCAATCACAATCATATCAGAACGTTGCCATCCAGCGGTTACTTTATCTAAATCAAAGAAACCAGTCGGAACACCAGAAATCCCATCAGAGTTTTCTGAAGCTTTTTCAATTTCTTCAATTGCTTCACGTACAACGTTCTGCATAACGTCGACGGATTTCCCCATATTGTTCTCTGCAATCTTAAATAAATCTCCTTCTGCCTTATTTAAGTCTGCGATAGCAGGAACCATAAAACTACTTTGCTCAAGATTAACATGCGGCCCTCTGGGAAAAGTTGTATGGAGCACTGCTGTACACCATGTATCAAAATAGTCAGTTATCC